TTCTTCTATTGATTCAAATGTCATTTCTTGATGCTCTATTACATCATCTAATAAGTGAAGTAATTTGTGCTTTCTAGATTCTAAAGCACCTAAATCGTGAGCAAGTTGGTTCTTTTGTTTCTCTTGCGTTTGTAATGTTTCTAGTTCTTTTTCTGTAATTTTCATAGCTTTTTTTCTTCAAAGATAATTAATCTTCCGAATCTACCCAATCACCTACAATCACTAGGTTTAAATCCTCTGCTATAATCGTGTAAACGTAATCATCATCAGCACCCCACGCATCGTATTGCGAACCACTAATTCCAAGGTTACCATTTGCTACTTGATAATTTTCTTCAGTTAACAATTGCCAATAAAAAGAGGCTGCTTGTCCCAAGGTTACACTTGTACCTTGTGCTTGTAATTTTACAGCAGTTTTGGTTGTTCCGTTCTGCCAAACGTCTATTGGTTCTATTTCTTTCATAATTTATTTTATTTATTTTGTTTACTCTTGTTTTAATAACGTAGGTAACACTTACCCTTCTAGTGTTTCAATTCTTGCTTTTAAATCTTCTATGATGGTTTGTTGTTCTTGAATTGCTTTGGTTAAATGTGGAATTATAAAATCCATTTTAATTGCTAACATTTCATTTTCCTCTTGGTAAACGCTTACCGCTTCGGGAATTACTTCTTTAACCTCTTGAGCAATAAATCCAAATTCATTTTTAAACCCATCTATAAAATCAAATTTTCTAGGTTGAAGAGCCAAAACCTTATTTAATCCATCATCTAAATTAATAATATTTTCTTTTAATCTTCTATCTGATCCACTCCAAGAAGATGAAGAAAACAAGTAGCCATCTCCTCTTACATAAAGATATTGAGTATTACTTGTGCTTTGAACGCTCATAGTATAATCAGATGAAGATGTTCCCGCTTTCACTAATAAGCCATAAGATTGACTAGTTGTAGTTCCTCCTCTACAATTTAAACCCCACTCGTTATCTTTTCCCTCTATTAGTACGCTCTTACTAAAAGTAGCATCACCCCCCGATGAGATGGTGAGTCCATTACCACTAACTAAACTTGCACCCGTTCTAATACGAAAACTATCATCTGTTTGTCTATATCCCATCATGAATTTAGCAGTAGAACCGTGATAATATTCCGTATAACCCCATCCCGAAGTTCCCGCATTAAAGCGTATACCCGCATTTTGAAAATTATTGCCAATCTCCATACCGTAACCCGACTGAGAAACTGTTGGCGAATTAGTTCCAATACCCACATTACCCCCCGATGAGATAGTGAGGGGAACAACAGAACCTTGTCTTATTCGAAAGGCATTACTAGTCGCTAAATCTAAAGAGGTTAAAGCGCTACTTTGTCCAAAAGTAAATGAACCGCTATCATTTCCAAAACTTGCAATATCTGAACTTGCTCCCGAAAGAACTTGTAATTTTCTTGTAGGCGTACCACTAGTTCCAATACCCACATTACCCCCCGATGAGATGGTGAGATGTGGGTTATTATTTGTTTTGAATGTAATAGTAGAATCATCTAAATCTATGACGGCGCTTGTCACTCCGTCTCGCTGTCCAATAACTAAGCCATTGCCCGATACTTGATTCTCTATGTATCCGTGTAAAGTTGTACCATCCGCAGCATAAAATAATATATTGCCTGCCCCCGTACCCCTAATTAATTTAATAGAGTTTTGAACGCCCGTAAGAAATTGAAAAGCTGCATCTCCTTTTATAGTGTTTGAATTAGTCCATATTGCTACCTCATTAGTACTTGGTGTTCCACTTATACTTACATCACCACCCGCAGCATCTATAAATGAATATGTTCCATTAGCATTTGTAGACAAAACTTGTCCACTAACTATTCCATCAGATACTACTGAAATAGCACTTGTACCATTACCTACTAAAATACCCGTTAATGTAGTTGCTCCCGTACCTCCATTGGCAACCCCTAAAGTACCACCTATAGCAATAGTTCCATTTGTGGTTATTGGTGAACCCGTAACAGTTAATCCCGTTGGAACACTTAACGCTACTGATGTAACAGTTCCTGCGGTTGATACTTGATTATCTACATATTCAGTAGTAGCAACCTTTGTGGAGTTATCACTAGCCGTTTGTGTAGTCGCTACTGATCCATCGGGAAGGACAACACCTGCGGTTGGAAAGGATAAAGTAATTGCTTGGCTTGATGCGCTTGTTACTATTTCATTTGCCGTACCTGTAAAGGCTAATGTTTGACTGTCTAAAGTAACTGAGCCTGTGCCTGTACCACCCGAAAAATCTAATGTGTTTGAAAGGCTATCATTTTCCCAAGTCAAAACACCTGCTCCATCAGTTTTTAAAACTTGCCCATCTAAACCATCTGTATTCGGAAAAGCGTATTCTCCATAAAACTGAATTGAATCAGTTGAAAGATATAATGGTGATGTGTTTCCCCTACCATCCGTTATCTGAGTGAGTGATGCGCTTAATACTCCACTACTTGAGGTTTTGAGTAAACCCGAATATGTTGCGGATATTTGTTGATTAAATAAATCAGCCATTTTTTTCTAGTTTTAATAAAAACTTTTTTAATTTTTTAATGTTTTCTTCTTTCGGTTTGTAACTCACAGAACCCATCCGTTAAAAGTTGCGTCAGAACTTGGATAAATATCATTGTTTACATTCGAAGTGTATTCGGGAAATAAATTCTCGTTGAAACACATATAGTCTATAAACCTTCTAGCGTACCACTCAGCGTGTGTTCTAGCTTTTTCTACTAGATAGTCTACTTCTGTTTTGTTAACAGTCTCAGCGTTCTCTGAGGTGTGTTTAAATACCCCTCCATTTTTAACTTGATAAGCAGCAAATGGAAGATAATCCACTTGGGCAAACCAAATCAACATAGGCTGAATGTATTCGTTTAGAAGTGTCTTATAATCAGCATAAGGAACAGTGTCAATGTCTCCATTTCCAACTATTAAAGTAAACTTATCGTAAAGTTTTGTACCTAAATAATTCTGAATATTTATCTGTTGGCTAATCTTGATAAATTGTATGAACTTATCTGTGTCAACATTGCCATCTAAGATAGAATTTCTGACTAAGTCGGTGCGATTTATGAATAATACTGTTGCCATTTCTTATTTCTTTTTAGTTGGATATGCACCTTGATTTGGCATATTTACTGGAGCAATTTGTGCCTCTTTCCATCCCCTTGGAGAAGGTTTGTAACTCTTAGGTATTGTTCTTGCTCTTTTGTATTTGTCAAAATCATCAGTTTTCTCTGTGTTCTTTTTAAGCCTATATAGCTGCTCTTTCCAAGCGTGTCGACAATAGATACCACCTTTGAATTTAAAGAGGTTATAAGGCTTCCCTTTGTGTCCTAGTCGCTTGTTTATACCTTTGTCTGATGCTTTGTCAATGTCTTCAATTCTATAAATGATTCCTTGCCCTGCTAACTTCATCATATTTGAGCAAAACAATCTAGATTCATTTCCGCTTTTCATTGCCTTCTTAGATTTCTTAAAATACTTGTATCGTATTTTGTAAAGGTTTTTATCTAAGACAGAAAACACTTTTGGCTTACCTGTAATTTGATCTGCAAACTTTTGAAGTTTTGATTTACTTGGTTGAATTAATTGTGTTGCCCACTCTTCAAGATTCTCACCTTCATATTCTCTTTCATCTACTAATTCCCATTCATCTGTGATAACCTCACCTTCCAATTCAGCAAGTATCTCATCACCCATTTCATCAGTTAGTTCGGGAATTTCTTCACTTGCTTTATCGTGTGTCTCACAAGCCATAAACCATTCTTTGTCACCTTCCATGTGGGTGTGATATCCTTCACATCCTAATTTTTCTGCTTCTGCAATGGCTTCTTCTTTAGTCTCAAATACAGTTTGCCCATCAATCTCTTTTAAACTAATCTTTGACATCTGCACACCTGTTTCTTCTTCAATGTCTTCTTGGCTTTGTATTGTTGTGTCAACCTCTGTAAATTCTAATGGTTGCAAAGTCACAAAATAAAGATTTAAAGCAATGTCATTGTAGGCTAGTATTTGATCAAATGAATCAATTAAAAGTTCTTGAAACGGACGTATTACTGTGTTGTCCATCAATAAACTTGCAGTCTTTATTTCTTCAGCGTTATTGCCTAAACCCGAATTATCTTTTATTCCTAATAACATAGGAGATACAACCCTATGCGCTACCATTATTTTTTGTGTAGCCTCTGTGGAAAGGAATTGATACTGATTGTGTGCATCGCTTAACTGAACAGGAGTAATGTCTGCTTTTGATTCTGCATTATCATTGAATGCAAGGATGAATTTACCTGCGTTTGATGTCCCACTAAACTTAGATGCAATTTTGTTTTCTAATAATTGCCTTTCTTCTTGATTAGGTGTGCCGTTATTAAAGTTAATGAGCATGGAAGGTGCTAACCCATTCATTATATTATTAATGTGATAGTTAGAAATCTCTTCTTCTAACTCACAATATTGCAAACCACCTTGATAATCTACTGGCGAATAATAATAGAAACCTGCTTTGTATGGTTTAATATATAAAATCTCAATATCCTCTTTTGACATCCCAAATGCCGGGATTCTTAAAGGTGTATCACTTGGTTTTATGTTTGTCCAATCCTTAAAATAATAATAAGCAGAAACTTCACCTTCTTCATTTGCCTTTTCTGCCCTTAAAGTTTCTATTGGAAAGTGTTCTACTTTGACAATCTTCTTTCTGTCTTTAGAATAGATTATTTGAGCAGCACATTGTCCCATTAATTTTAAATCGTAGGACAATTTTCTAACACAATCCTTCCCAAACATTGAAATCATTTGGGCATATTGATCGGGTTTTTTATTGGCATCTGTTGCGTTTAATCCTTTGCCATAAATTGCTTGGCTTATGCCATTAATAGCAGCGTTGTTTGTGGCTGATCCATTATATCTATCAATTAAGAATTGAAAGTAATTATTATCAGCACCATATTCTACCCAATCTTTGTTTTTTACCTCTTTTACTTCGGGTGAAGTGTAGGTGCTTAAATTAACAAACCCAATACTTGGTTGTTTTGTTACACCTTTTGGTAAACTCTTTTGTCTTTTCATACTACGATATATTCATTGTTGTAAGAATCATCAGTTGTGTACACACCATCATTTAAGTTGTAATAATCATTATCCACTTGATTGATTGTTTGATCAGTACAAAAGATTCTATCCTTAAAAATTATGTTTGTTCCTGTGTAAAGTGTCATGTCATAGAAATGATTCTCTACTAAAATGGGTGAAAATGTGTTTTGATAAGTAACATAGTTACCCGATACAGTTGCCCCAGTGATGTTATATGTCACAGTTACATTTGTACTATCATCTCTTATGCTCATTGTGAATGCCGTTAAAGAATAATCTCTTGGTATTACTTTAAATGTTTGTGCAGTTGCTGATGTCGTTAATACAATCATACCTATATAACGCAAAAAAAATGATGTTTTGTTTTAAGAACCACACCCCACACAATCAATTTCAGAATTAATAGGCTTACAACCATTTGCCTTCATTTTTAAATTATGTATTTTGTCTTTTATTTCCATATCTGAGAACATATTTCCTGTTAATTGTGATTCTAAAGTTTTGATTTGATTGTGTATCTCTTGCATTGATGTATAATTTGAAGGTTAAAAAATGTCAAAATAAGACAAAAAAAAAGCACCCCCTAAAAAGAGATGCTTTCACTAGAAGAAAATAAATAATTAAGGTGTTACTGATGCAGTAGGATCAATTTTTGTTCCTTGTGTTGCGTCAGTTACTAAAGCAGGTGTGATAAATGTAGCAGGATCAACTTCTTGTCCTACCAATGTCATTGTGAAACCACTTAGATCACCGGGTTGTGTTCCTGTGCCTATTGTGCCTCCTGTCATTTCCATTCCATTTTCTAATCCTGCAATGAACATATTTCCATAATAATCTTCAACCGCTACACTAGGACGCCCCCAAGCAATCAATTTGATTTGCTCTTGTGTTGGTGCATC